TATTTAACATTCGTCACGCCCTCAACCTACTGATTGAAAGTGTGGCAGATGGTGACGCAGGAGCATATGCCGTTGCCGCGTGAGCCTCAAGGAAAGATGATGTGCTTGTCGTTGCCCAATCCACCTCAAGATAATCACCAGCGGTTATTTGAAATATAGCGGTGCGAGAAACAACTGTGGTGTCGCCGTTGTTTTTCAAACTTGCCACGATAGTAGACCCAGCGACATCTGTCCCATTAATTACAGGCCAAAACCTAAACTCAACCGAACTTGCATTACTTGAAGTGATTTGGGCGGAGAAACCTAAAAGGTAAGTCCCGCCTTCCTCAAATACAATTCGTGTGGGAAATGTATCATCTAGTGATACACCACCACCAACCACAATTGGGTCAAACTGGATTTTGTAGGCCGTGTCGGCCAGTGCAGGCGTTATTGTCGCGTCTTTATTTAAAAGAGCGTAGCCATCGGCCAGCGTGATTTGCCGCCACACGCCATCCTTGCTAACGACTGGGTAGCCATTTACGTTATCGTAGAGAATAATACCATTTTCTGAAGCTACGGCCCCGCCGATCTTATATGCAAGCTGAGACATTGCTCGCCCCATATAGTTGGTGAAAGTATAAGCCCATCGGCTCCAATCTTCACCAATATGCGGAAATTTACGACTACTCATCTTTTGCCGCCAGTTTTAACATCAACGCGAATGTCCCCAACGCGCCAGCCATCTTGCGTTCCAGTAATTTTCATTTTCACTTGACGGCCAGTAAACCGCAAGGAAGTGGGCTGGGAAAGCGAGTATGGCCCGTGAGCCGTTTCTGGTGCAGTAGGCCAAAATCTTGATGTAAATGTTACCGTTGCATCTCCAAGATTTGATGCATCTGGGATCATATTCGTGATCACCGCAAGATTGTCACCCTGACCAATTTCAATCGGGCCGCTTTCAACATACGGCAAAGCGCCGTCATATCCGACACCGATCTCGTGATCGTAAACATATCCATCTGGCGAAACTGCAATTGGCGCACCAAAGATAGATCCATCACTTGAGCAAGTGCGGCCTAAATATCCAGTTGACCAAACCAAAGTGCGATAGTTGTAATTTACATATCGATCTACTTCGTTTGACGATCCGCTTGGATACCAAAATGTTATTTCTTGGAATTTATTATTTGAGCTAACCACACATTTGCTGATCTGATCTTTATTAATGTCGCCATATACATATTCACTAACAGGGCAATCAATCTGAGAGACAGACCCGTTATATTGCCAAAAGCCACCTATCCCCATCCATATTGCTGTTCCCTCAATTTGGATGATTGCATTTTGAGCGACAAGCCCACAATTTGAACCAACCCTATCGAACCGAAACACAAACGGGCTTCCAACGTATGCCGCAATAAAAGCCTCTGTATCGCAAACAAAGAGCGTCCCGTTATTCACACGGCAGGCACCGACAAGGCGGCCATTTGTTTGAAGGATCTGCGAGCCAGCTTGGTTTGTAACTAATGGAGCCCAAGTTGTATTATCCTCTTGATCACACCATTGAATTAATCGGTCATCACCAGATAATCCGTCAGATCCATACGCAAACATGATGCGTTCCTCTGACACAACAATGCCAGCAACATTGGTGGGCGCATTTGCAATCACAGCCGCCTCTGATGCAGCCAGATCCCATTCAAATATGCGGCCATCAGATGCAATTACACCAACGAGATTTTGCCCCCAGTTATCTAAGCTCCAAGATGATGCGCGGATCACACCCGAAGCAGCCGTTTCTGGGCGAGATACGCCAAACTCATATTCGCCAAATTCTGCAACACCATATCCAGTTGCGCCTGCAGCATCCGCATACCCAACCACAAGACCAGTTGGCGTAATATCAGATAAAGTCCCTCCACCATTAATTGCGTATAAATTGGTATTGCTACCAATCGCAATCCATCTCGCGCCCAGGTTGCTGCGCCACGTTTTTATGGCACGGGCCTTGCCTGATAGTTGCTCTGGAATGCGTTTGCGCCATCCGCCAATGGCTTGCAGCACGTTGTTGCTAAATCTTATCAGAGACATATCGCGCCAACGAGCGCCAGTCTCAAGCTCTGTGGCGGTGTTTCTAAAAGCACCCGCTGGAATGTCTAATTTTATAAGTGCCATGCTGGGCGCGTCCCTTGTATGTTTAATGCATATTACACAAAACGCGCCACTAAGTAAATCATTCGCCTTCTTGTAATGATTTCTTATCATGCCAGAACATTGTCTTGTAACTGTCTTTCATTACTGTTCCAAGTTTGGCATTTGTATTCATAAGTTTTGCTTGGTTCACTTCGCAAACCTCAATGCTAGTTTCTTCACGTTTAATAGGGATTACTTGAACCAAAGGCGTGCCTTTTTTAATGAAAAACTCACCGTCACCACCAGTCCATAAAAATGGAAAGTTAACTTGATTATAATAACTGTCGGTATCAACAATACCGTCAAGTATTTTAAAGCGTGTTTCCATGTGATTGAGTGGTGATGTGAACAAACATGAGTAGCCAGCTTCAGTTTCAATGACCCAAGGGTTCAAGAATTTTAGTGCTATCTGTCCATATAGCTTAGAAGCCATCGGATGGTTTGGTATTTGTTCGTAGCTATGCGAGCCTAATGATTGCAAAGGAAAGTTTGAGGGGAAATTCACAGTAAGTTCGCCACCCGCAGCCACAACTCTAACGTCAGCCCACAGTGGAATAATAAATCCCTCCGAAAGCGCATCAAGAAATGGGATGCAGCGCTTTACTGTTCCGTTTTCTGGGTTGTCATCCGTTTGTGGCTTAATAGCCTTAAAGTAATCTGGTATCTTTTTATATGCAGGGACAGGAGATGGAAACACACCATCAAAACCTGTCGGGTGCATAAACTTAATTACTGACATTAATTACTCCGTTATAACTGGATCAAAAGCCAGTTCAATCTTTGACTTCAAAGCTAAGAGTTCAGCAAACTCAGGTCGGGAAATATCATCTGTATGCTCCACTAGACCAGCCAAAGTTTTGTGCGTAAAGGTTCTGAATGTATCTCGTTCCATATGAATTTCAGATAATCCTTCGGACGTAAGATAAGACCAAAGTGAATTTAGAGGGGCAGTAACCGAAGCTGGAAGCAAGCTATCATTGTAGCCAAAGTTAATCCCTTGTCCGTTGTTAAATAAGATTTCAACAATACCATTGGATTTAAGATTTACAACTTGTGTCATATTTCACCTATGTTTTCATAATGTAGCAGAGAGCATAATACGGATTCATGATGCTCACAGATGCGTCACCTGTAGAAGCCGTATTCCCAGTAACGGTGTGTGAGTGAGAGCCGCCACCAGCAGTAGTGAAGCTGTGAGAGTGAGAGCCACCGCCTCCTGTTCCAGCATTGCCAGCGCCACTTTCGGAATTAAAACCAAATGCGCCGTTGCCATTTGTCCCAGTATTTCTGGGAACATTGTGCGTATGGTTGCCAATATTTGAAGTGTTGCCAGTGTGCGTGTGGTTGCCAATATTTGAAGTATTGCCACTCACTGTGTGAGTGTGTGCCACCACAGTAGAGGTTGTAGTAGCCCCACCTGTTGCAGCAACCGCATAGGTAGAACCAGCCCCAATGACAAAGCGGTCACGAAGGTCTGGCGTTGCGTTTAAGCCATCGCAAAGAACATATCCAGATGGAATTGCTCCAACGGCTCCAGACCAAAGCATAATAGCTCCAGATGGAACAGCAACAAAGTTGTCAATACTTGATTGGATCGCTGTTAGATCAGCATCAAGATCCGTCCAGTTTTGGTTTAATAAACCTCCCCAAGTGTCGTTATCAGCGCCGACAGTTGGAAGCGTAAATCCATAATTTGTTGTCGTAGTCATGTTTTAATCCTTATGCGGCGATTGGTGTCCAATTTGTCGATTGATCAACCGCTGGTGTCCAATCCTCGTATGTATCATAATCCGTTTCCCATTTTAGACGGCCATTTGGTGTTATTATACACAAAGTTTCAATAATTGCACTAGACACATATTCTACTGCACTTCCTGATGATATATTGGCATATTGATCAAAAATAGAACCGATAACTAATGTTGCGTTTGCGCTAGGTGAAACTAAAACTTCAGCATTAACAGTGATATTTGCATCTTTAACAATTAAACCAGCAATTGCTGTGGTGGCGCTTGCGGTTATTGCACATGATCCGCCGTGTTTAATTATTGCTGATGGCGTTACAGATGCTGATGCCGATATTTGCGCAGCGCCGTTTACAACAAATTCACCATTAGCAGAAAGCCCTGCTACAGACGTAGATGACGAAGATGCAACAGCGTCAATATATCCCTTAAATGACGTTACGCTATTAGCGTATATATGGGATCTTCCAACTTTAATTTTATCAGATGCAGTAACAATAGAGGATGGCCCGTAAATAGTCACAGATCCATCTACAACTCGATATATGGATCCAGATACCGTTGATACAGCGTTGATTGTCGATGACGCTGGGCGGATTGGCCCAGACGTTGCAGATACGGCAGATGATGCAGATATAGATGCCGCTCCCTCAACGGGTTGCGGAATACCATAAAGGTAAACGCCAAAACTGCCTGTGCCGTATCCAGAACGTGCCAATTCAAAACCCTTTAATCAAGAGTGATGTCTAGATCGCCTGCGGGAATGCGGAAAATATCGCCAGTTTGAATTGTCTTAGATGATGTTAGGTTGCCGTATGCAAGCAAGTTGCCAGCGCTTACAGCATCAAAAACACCAATGGCAACCACAGTTCCCCAATCTCCAGTAGCAGCGGCCCACTCTATTGCGCCAGTGTTCGATGCCGTGTCACCAGTTACTGAAAATGTAGATGCCTCACGAACATAAGCATCTCCGCTCAATTCAGTGCCGCCGCCAGTGTCGTTTGGTGCGACTGTATAAAGAGCAACATACCAAGATGTTGGACGGGTCGCGCTATCGACAGTGAACCCCCAATTCAGAATAGTAGTTTCAAAGGCATTTGTAAAAGACATTGCAAAATCTCCATTTGGTTGTTTAATTTATAACATAGTTTAACGGCCAATACAAACTCAACGCTCAATAGGATCTATGGCTCTAAGCACTAAACCATCAATCATATGGAACGTCATAGCCTGCAATGCTCTGCGTGAAGCATAACCCATTCCCGCCGCATATGCATCAGGTGGGCAGAAAGCTCTCAGGCTCTCCCAGCGTAGTGGCCCAATGTCCTTTGCCGCATCGTGGTGGATGTGGCCAGTCATCATGTATCTGTGGCGCGTTTCCGACCAATACGGGCAAACGTCCGACAAATACATTGTCAATCTATCAGGCTTGGCTTTGTCGCCGTGATGTGCGGAGATCAGGCACTTTCCCCACCTTCTCATATAAAGGTCATGTGGGTTTTTCTCAACATCAACTCGTTTATCGTCCCTGTATCTTTCTGCTAGGGAAAATGTCAGGATCAGGTGCGAGTGTTCGTCATGGTTGCCTCTGA